CGGCGCGCGGCCACGTTCGACACGGGGGTGACCTGGGCCTGGACCCAGAACTGGACCCCGCCCTGGATGGCGGCGATGACGAGCACGGCGCCCGCCGCTGTCTTCGCGCCGACGAGATCCCCAAGAGCAGCCCCACCGGCGAGGATCTGGAGGCCGGCCAGAATGCTCATGGCGACCAGGACCGGGCGGGGTGTCATCAGGCACCGTCCACGGCGGCGAACCGGACGCGGATCGCGGCGTCGCATGCCGCCTGCACCTGCGCCTCGGTCAGACCGCCGGTGCCGACAGGCAGGCCCGTGATCGCGGCCTGGACCGCGTCGAGCTGGGACTTGACGGCCGCGCCCACGTTCTGGATGGATGCGAGCGCGTCGTTCGCGAACGAGCCCTCGGCGAGGCAGCCCTGGACCGACTTGGTCAGCCCGCCGGGGACCTCGAAGGTCTTGGCGAGCAGAGTCTTGGCGACTAGGTCGGCGTCTTCCTGTGTGAGTGCCACGGGTCCTCCTTGGACGATTTCGGTGGCGCGGGTGATGGTGCCGGGGACCTGGGTGATCCGCAGATCGCCCGGGCATTCCTTCGCGTTGGACTTGGACCACAGCTCGCCGCCGTCGACGCGCCACGGGTTGATGCCGAGCCGGTGGTAGCCGATCCCGGTCGAGCTTGGAAGTGAGTCGGGCATCTTCACCAGCGGAATGCCATGCGTCTCGTGCAGCCAGGCGTTGAGCCGGGCGATCGTCTCCAGCTGCGCGGCCGTCCAGCCGACCGTGTTGAGATTCGTCGTGCCGCCCTGGGTCTCGGTGCCGATCATCGTCGGATTGCCTTCGAGCTGAGCGGGTGCGATGAACCGCGTGTCGACGTACTGTTCGACGACGCCGGAGTAGCGGACGTAGAAGTGGGACGTCGGGTTGCCGGGGGTGTTGAAGTAGTTGAACAGGCTGGCGCCCTCGCTGACCGCGATGTGGAGGCAGTGGCCGCGGTAGCGGCTCATCGGTGTGCGGTGGCGGGTGACTTCCTTGCGGATCGCGCCGGGGAACCAGGCCATGGATGCTCCTAGGGACTCGGGCTCGTCGTGGCTGGTTGCGGGTTGCCACCGCCGCAGCTGACGGTCTGGGTGGTGCCATCCGAGTACGAGAACGTGAACGTGACAGGCTGGTTGGAGTCGCAGCTGATGGTGATGATGCTGCGGCCGTCGGCACCGGCCGGGCCGGTCGGACCAGCTGGTCCCTCTGGTCCCTGCGGCCCGGCCGGGCCTTCGGGACCGGTCGCACCAGCGGCCCCGTCTGTGCCATCTGTGCCGTCCACACCGTCCACACCGTCAGTTCCGGCGGGTCCTGTCGGGCCGGGTTTCCCGGGCTGACCCTGGCAATGGAACGAGGTCAGCATGCATGGGGGGGTCGTACCCGCTGGACCCCTCGCGCCTGGCGGTCCTTGGGAGCCTCTGGGGCCTCGCGGCCCGACCGGGCCCGTGGACCCAGGCTCACCCCTCTCGCCCCGCTGAGAGATCTCCTGCGCCTTCCCGCATGCGGCTCCGAGCTCCTTCGCCGCTGCGCCGCCGGCATCACACGCCTTCTTCACCTGCTCGGCCAGGGTGACCTTCTCCGCGGTGGAGGCCTCCTTGTCCTCGCGCTGTGAGATCCCGTACAGCAGTGTCACGGTGCTGAGGAGCGCGAGGTAGGCGATTCCGACGGCGACGATGACCGCTGGCCACCGCCGATGCTGCACGTGGTTACCGTTCACCGTTCACCCCACTTCTCGTTTTCCGACCTGTTATGAGGCGCCCGGTCACGTTCCTCCAGGAGTCGCAGCAGCCGTTCGATGTCGTGATCCCGCCCCCGTTCGTAGGCGCGGTCCTCACGGCCGGCTTGCCGTAGCGCAGCGATGCCCCCGCATATGGCGGTGACCAACGCCGCCAGACCCGTGAGCGCCGCACCAATCTCCAGGCCATTCACTCATCACCCCGGCCGGTCATCACGGGTTTGTCGCAGCCTGGTAGGTGCCGGTACCGGCGATCACGTCGTTCACCGCGAAGGTGAACGGGGATGTCTGACTGACCCGGCTGGAGTCGTCGTTGTTCAGCACGAACGTGGTGTTGGAGCCGACGGATAGTCCGATCCGCGGATAGAGCAACCCGGCACTCTGGTCGTAGCAGGAGGCGGTGACGAACGCCTTCGGGAACAAGCCGGCCGCAGTCACCGGCAGGCTGATCGTGTAGTTGCCGGTGCCGGCGGTGACGATGGTGATCGCGAACTCGAAGATCACCAAGCGGCCGGCGTGGACGTATCCGCCAGTGACCGTGGTCGTGGGTGCGGTGCCGGTCGAGGTGAGCACCGGCGTCCACGACTGCCACGGGTTACCGATAGCCAACAGCGCATCCGTCAGGGTCTGCAGCTTGGCCGCGGCATCCTTCTCGCCGGCGGTCCACGGATTGTGGGGTGCGTAGGCCATCAGTGCCCCCTCATAGCGCCACGACGCCGGGCCGCTTGAGGCGGATCACGGCGCCGGTCGAATGGGTCTTCACCACACCGTTGACGCTGCGTGTGACAGTGAAGGTCTGGGGCGAGCTCGCGCCGGTGATGTTGGTGACGGTCATCTCCTCGCCGCCGACCATGATCGAGATCGGCATGTCGCCTGCGACCGTGGTCCACAGGAATCCAGCGCTGGCCACCGACAGGGATGGGGCGGTGCTGGTCACCCCAGCGGCCAGGGTGGAGCCGTCGTCGGGATCGATACGTGAGATTCCGTCATCGAGCTCGTTCACCTCGTACGGTGATGCTGGCGCGCAGTTGAACACGATCCGGTGCGTGTGGTGGTTCAGCGTCTCGGTGTAGCCGAGCACGATGACCGCTGCGTCGTCGTCGATGCCGAGTACGGCGAGGTCGGTGATGTCGATCCGGTCACCGACCTTGATGCTCAGCACGTTGTTGGACAGGGCCTGGTCCGCAGCGATGTTGCCGGCCAGGTCGACCGCGATCTGCGGGTACCTGGGCTCGTCGACCGTGCCGAGGTGCAGCAGCCACCCGGCCGACGCCGGGAGCATGTCGTCTGTCTGAACGTTGACCTGAACCTCGTCCTTGTAGCGGCCGACACCACCCGCCTCCGGCTGGAGCACCGATAGCCGACCCGTCAACAGTGTCGCCTGGTACGAGCCGCCGTTACGCCGCTGGGCGAACACGTCATTGCGGAGCTGCTGGTCGTCGTCGACCGGTTCGAATGGGTCGTCCAATTGACCCGCCGTCACCGACAGCACCGCCGCAGGTGTCTGGTTGTACAGGCTGGTCCGGGTCCGGTAGCCGACCCGGCGCCGGCTTCTGGGCTCGTAGATGCGGCCCTGGTCGGTGGTCTCGATCTCGGTGAGCTGGTTCGCGAAGTAGTCCTCGTATTGCAGGCCCATCATCAGCGTGTCGTCGAGGTCGCCGATGCTGGCGAACGGGGTGCTGGTCTCGGCGCAGAGCCGTTCGAAGCGGCGGCCTGCGGCCTCCCCGGCGAAGCCGTGCGCGAGACCGGAGGTGGTCGCGACCGGCGGGATGTTCGCGGTGGTCTCCCACACGATGATGTGGCCGAGCGCCAACAGGTCCTGACCGGTGGACCGGTCGTAGTGGACGTGGACGTCGCGACTGCGCCGCAGGGTGTGCGTGTTGCGGGTGCCGGAGATGACCGAGACACCGTCGACGTAGACGGCGAAATCGACGTTGGCGCCGCTCTGCGTGGCCTGTATCCGTATGTGGTGCAGCAGTTCGTCGGTCATCTCCGGCAGCGTCGCCGAGGTGCCGAGTGTCACGCCGGTGTTGGCGAAATTGGTGTCCAGCCAGAGCTGGAGTTGCATAGTGCTGCCGCCACCGATCCGGAAGACCAGCCGCCATTCGTCGCGCGTGCTCAGGGTGGTTCCGTCGACACCGGCCTGGAAGAACCATTCGGGCATGTCGGTGCCGCCGGGGCCCGCTGGGTTGGCGCGGAAAGTGCACTCCCATGCGAGCGCGGTCGGAGTGGCCTGCGATCCGACGCAGGAGCCGGCCAGGAAGTCGTACCCGGCGGTGGGCTGCAGGTCGTTGATCTTCATCACCGGGTCGAGATGCGTCCCGAGAACCCCGTCGCCGAACGTGACGATCCCGGGCCCGTAGTACCGCTTGAACCTTGATGCCATGTAGCTGCCGGCGGTCGCGGCCCCCGACGTCGCCTCGGTGCCATCGTCGAGCGCCCAGTACGTGACCGGGCTGCCGGACAGGTAGTACGACTTCAGGGCGCTGGCGACCGGCTGGGAGCCCTGCCCGATGCGGCGCAGGATCCCCGCCGCGGTCAGCGGCACCCACGTGACGCTGCCGGTGTCGTTGAACCGGGGCGGCAGCTGCGCGACCTCACCGGTGAACCGGAACGCCGGCCCCTCGAACTGGTCGTAGCTGAACACGACCGGCTTCGTGTTCGTGTTCCCTGCCGCGATGCCGGACCGGACGCCGACGAACCCTGAGGCGTTGATCAGGCTGGACGTGGTCGTCAGGTGCCACGTGTCCGGTTCGGCCGTAGCGGCGTTCCACACCCGTGCCCGCAGCGTCGTACCGAGTGCCTGGAACCGGACCCGCAGCGACTGCCCAGCCGAATGGGTCAGGCCGCTGATGGTGACCGGCCCGGCAATCACCGTACCGGCCGTCTCCCGCCGGATCGCCAGCGTGACCGACTCGTTCGTCTCGATCGTCACCCGGGCCAGGTAGTAGTCCGAGCTGGACTGGCCACGCAGGATGATGTTCGCGGGTTCGAGCGGGCCACCGGTGACATCGGTGAACGGGACCGACACCGTGACCGCGACGTTCGGGTTGAGGTAGCTGTCATCGGGCCCGACCGCAGCGACATCCGGGGCGAGATGACTGTTGCGGTACGCGGCTGCGGCGGGCACCGAATGCAGGCCCTTGCCGCCACTGACCGACTGGTCGGTCTCGCTGATCGTGCCGCCCAAACCTGCGACCGACCAGACGACACCCTCGTCGGAGGTTCCCCAACCGGTCGCGACGGTACGGGTGAACGTGTCGACCGTCTCGGTCAGGCCCTTGATCCCGACCCGGATTGGGGTGTTCTGACCCAGCCACGGGTAGTAGGGACTGGTGGCTTTGCGGGGCGAGTATTTCCCCAGCCTGTTGTTCAGGGTGAGGTTGCACGTCGCTGGTGCCGCAGTGCTGGCTTCGTCGGGGCTGCCGTAGGTGATGACGATGTCGTCGCGGTCCAGGACTGGGCCGCGGCCAGTAGCTGGGTCGACGTCGGCAGTGATGTCGACCCAGGTGCCGTTGAGGTACATCTCGAAGGTGACTCCGCGCGGATCGGATGGGAACGTCATGATTTGATCCCGAGGATCTTCGCGTTGCCGCCGCGTACCCTGACCGCCCCGGCGATCTGTTGCACCAGCAGGTCATCGTGACGGGAACCACTGGACCGGAGCTCGAGGACGACCCGGATGTCACCACCGCCAGCCGAACCGCGCGGCGACGTGTTCAACCGCGTGTTCGGGACCACGACGCCGGCCGTCTTGGGCACGAACATCTCGGGGCCACGCTCACCCACAAGGTAGGGCCGCAGCGCCCCGACCGGACCACCGTGCTGCCGCCGGCCGACGGTGCTCGGAGCGGTCAGGTTCACCCCGGTAGCGGTATACCGGATCACGACCGTCTTGCCGCGCAGCGAGTTGATCTTGGCCTGCGCCGCGTTGACCTGCCGTTGCAGCTCACCGATGTAGGCGGTCAGTTTCGCCCTCTTCGTCGCGGTCAGCTTCGGGCTGTCCAGCGCCTGCCTAGCAGCGCGGATCCTGTAGTCCAGCTCAGTCTTGTTCGCAGTGAGCTTCGCGATCCGGGACTTCGTCAACGCCGGGTCGGCGAGCTTGCCCTTCGCGAGCCGCAGCTGGTACTCCAGCGATGTGATGCTGGCGGTGATCTGCGCCTTGCGTGTTTTGGTCAGGTTCTTGTCGCCGAGCTGGGCCCGGGCCTTCTTCAGCTTGGTCTCAAGATCGACGATATCGGCTTTGATCTTCAACTCCTTCTGCGTCTTCCCGAGGGTGTCGTCCCACTCGTTCGCCTTCTTGATCACCGCGTCGAACGCCTTGTTCGTGCCGTCACGGAACGAATTGAACTGGTCCCGGGCAGCCTTGAGTTTGGGGCCGAGCTCAGGCACCCACCCGAACGCTTTTGCGGCACCGTTGATCATCGCATTCAGGTACGCCATCGACGCGTTCGTCATGATCTTCATCGCTGGTCCGACGATCTTGACCAGCCCGACCACGGCCTGTGCCATCGCCACGAACACCGATGCGATCTGGAACCGGTTCTCGTTCGCCCAGGCACCGAACCGTTCCAGCGCCGGCAGCACATGGGTGTTGACGGCCGTTGCGACCGCCAGCAGCATCGGCGTGGCCTTCGTGGCTAGCGTCTCGCCCATCTCCTTCAACCGCGCCCTGGCCAGGGCCTGCTGACGCGCCAGGGACCCGGCACCGTTGGCGTACGCGGTCTGCGCGTCCTTGCTCTTGGCCATGATCAGGGCCTGCGTCGCGGTCGCCTCGGCCTGCTGCTTCTGCGCGCCGGTCAGCTTGTCCTGCCCCTTACGCATGAGCTCGGCGTCGACCTCTGCCTGTGTGATCGAGATCCCCAGCGCGTTCAGCCCGTCGCGTTCACCCATGAACGACGCGGACAGGATGTCGGTCACCTCGGCTGCGGTCTTCGTGCCGCCCGACCATTCCGCTAGGGCACCGGCCAGCCCGGTCGTCTTGGTGGCCATGTCGGCGGCGGCCTTGCGAGTGAACCCCATCGGGATCAGCAGGTCCGCCAGGCCTGCAGCCAGCCCGGTCGCCTCACCCTTGGTGAGGCCCATCGCGTGCGCGTTCGCCTTGGCCCATGTCTGCACGCGGCCAAGCTCACCGCCGAACACTGTGGCCGACTTCTTCTTTAGCAGGTCGAGTTTGCCGCCGTAGTCGGCGACCTTCATCCCGGCGCCGATGATGGCGCCGCCCGCAGCGGACAGGGCGATCCCTATGATGCCGCCGGTCTTCGCGAGGCCACCGAGCCCGATGCTGGCACGGCCCGCGACCCCGCTGAGCCGGCCCATCGCCCCGGTCAGCCGGAAACTGCTCCGTTCGGCCCTGCCCAGTCCGTTCCCGGCCTGCTTCGCGATCTGTTCGGACTGGGAGCCGATCCGCTTGCCGTGCTGCCGGAACTTCGACTCCGACGACGACATCCCGTGATCGAACTTCGAGGTGTCCAGACCGAGCAACGCCTTCAGTTCACCGACCAGCAGCGACACGGCCCATCACCTCCCTCATCCGATGCTTGTCGGCTGCGGCGGGTACAGCGTCGTGGACAGACGCGTCCCGGGGTCATCCAGCAGCCCGACGATCCTCACCTTCAACCAACGCCACGTCCGGGCCCGTAACAGGCCCTGGTTTCCCAGATCGATGCCGTAGACCTGATGCATGTCGGCCTCGATCAACCGCCAGTGCTCGAAGAGCGTGGCCCAGGTGACGCCTTCTTGCCGGGATTCCGGCGGGAACTCGTACCAGCGGTAGAAGCCTTCCGCGTTCCGATCGCCGTAACCTTGCGGTCCGCTGGGGGCTGATGATCCGTCGGCTGTTTCACCGGCTTCGCCGGCAGCGGTTTTCCCAGCTGCTCCCAGTAGAGCTCGGCCTCGTCACGGCTGCGGGCCGCGTCGATGATCGACGTCATCGCCGCATGCTTCAACGCCACCCATGGCACGCCGTCGGCCTGCATCGCGTCGTACACGTCACCGAGCACCTCACGGTACAGATCCCGTTCGCTGACATCATCAAGGACCTCAGCGTCATCCTCGGCAGGCTCCTTGCCCCGGACGATGTCGATGCCCAAGTCGACCAGGGCCTGCACGCGCGGGCCCAACTCGGCCGAGATCGGCGGCAGGCAGTACACCCTGCCGTTGACCGGGAGACGCAGCCCACCAAGCTCGGCCCAATCGCCCAGATCCTTGAACGCCATGACGGGTTCCCCTTCGTGGGTTTACGGCGACGGGTGGGTGATCGGCGTCAGTCTGCCCTGCCCGGTCAGCGTGACCGACACCATGTCGGTGGCATCCATCGCGCCGCCGTCCGGGGACCACGTGACGGCGGCGTTCCCGCGGTAGGCCTCGATCCGGGGCCCGGACGGCTCCATCTCGTAAACCCGGATGTCGACAGCGTTGGCCGGCCCGAACGTGCCGATGCTCTTCAGCCGAAGCACCTCCTGGCCCGGGTCGTACGCCGTCGAGCTGGCGACGGTCACCTTCCGCGCAACCTTGAGCTCAACCCCCCACGACTCGGCCGTCTTGGTCTGCGACTTATACCCGCCGGAGTCCATGTCGCTGTCGTCTTGCAGGGTCGGGTCAATGCCCAGCTTGAACTCGGCCATGCCGAACACGCCGACCCAGGTCGGGGATGCGAACGTGCCGGTGTTGACGTCGAGGTACCACTTCCTGACGGTCGTCGACGCGCCGAGCGGCACCTTGGTAGTAGCAGGCATGAGTCACTCCTTCATTCGCGATGCGCTGACGGCCGGTGAACCATCAGGTCATAGTTGTCGGCCCGTTCCTGCCGGCCGCTGCCGTCGATGCCGAGCGGCAGGGTCGAGACGCGTCGCGCGTACACGAGCCGGACCCCACCGATCAGGTCGGCGCCGTGCAGCCCTTGCAGGGTGTCGAATACGGCGTCGGCGAGGTCGTCGGCGGGACGCGGGTCGGCGTTCGGGGCCCGAACCCGGACCTGCATCTGCATAGTGGAGTCCGACAGGGCCGGGTCGTCGGCGTTGCCGTAGGCTGCCAGGGCGACCAGCGATGGCGGCTGTTGGGTGGGGACGCCGAGCACGATCCCGATCTGGTCGGTGGTGTAGACGCCGAGGGGTTCCCAGACCGCGGCCGTCTCGGCATCGAGGCGTTGCGCGATGCCGGTCAGCAGGTCGGTCGTGAACCCCATCAGAACAGTCCCTCGGTCAGTTGACGACGATGGCGGTGGTGACGTTGGTGGTCGGCGTGATCGCGATCGTGACGAGCCCGTCGGCCGGGTTGGCGTAGAGGTCCTTGTCGAGAGGGAAGGCCCGGTCCTGGTTGGTGCCGATGCCGGACAGGACCCGGTTCGGCACCGTGAGGCCCTGGACGTTCTTGTACGTGGTGATGGTGACCTGGATAGCGCCGGTGGCACCGGTCCGCACGAGCAGCTTTGCGGGCTGGCCAGTGTGCTTCCACGTGTCGGAGGCGTTCGCCGCGCTATAGGTGATGGTCGCGCCGGCCACCGTGCTGATGTCCTGTTCGGTGAGCAGTGCCATGGGTTGGTCTCCTGTCAGAGTTTCCGGCGGATGCCGGTGGCGATGGCGGCGAAGGCTCGCCGGGCGGACGCGGCCGTGGGGTTCTCGAGGTACTTCGCGGAGCCGCGGTCGTGGTGGATCTCGAGCTTCTCGTGGATGATCGCCGCGTACCCGCTGGATGCCCCCTCCCCGTACCGGACCTCGCCGTGCAACCCGTCGACGTCGACCCGGCCGGACGCCCGCAGCGCCCCAGTATCGGTCGGGACCTCCAGCTGCGTGGCGTCGAACACCAGCTCAGTCGCGTCGCGGATCCCTTCCTTGCCGCCCTCGACGACCGCGGCCTTCGCCTTCGCGCCGTTCCACCTGACCGTCATGCTCATGCCAACGCCGCCTCCTTGTGGTCGAGACGGGACCGGCCACCGGTGTCGAACGTGGACACCGTGAGCACCGTCGTGGTCCTGTCGCTGACCGTGACCCGGGAACCGGCGGGGATGGTCACGTCGAGGTCGCAGAACACCGTCGATGACGACACGACCTCCTCGCCGGTGTTCGACCGAACCAGCCGTTGCGACTCGTCGACCCGGCACGTCACCTGGACCGGTGCCCCGAACACCGGACCGTACGCGCTGTCACCCTGGAACGGTTCCACGGTGATGGTGTGGGTGCGTTTGCGCAGTGGGAGGCCCATGGTCAGGTCTCCGTCCATACCGTGTACCGGGCGATGGCCTCGGCTGGATATCCCATCACCGGCGACTGGGCCGACATGGGGCCGCTGTACGACTCCGACCAGGACCCGAGCGATTCCGATGACAGCGATGCGTCCACGGTCTGCCGCTGGCAGAACCAGGCCACCGCCGGCAGCAGATCCTTCGGGCATTCGGTGAGCCCGTGGGTCAGGTCGACCTCGACGACCTCGAAGCCTTCCGGCCAGCCCTCCTCGCGTTGCAGCAGGCCGGCCTTGGAGTTGACCCGGTACCCGGTCAGGGTGACCGGGGTGGTGCTGGACACGTCGCGGACCGCGGTGACGGTGACGATCTTCAGGGTGGGCAGCACGAGCAGATCGGTGTTGCTGCCGTGCACGGTGAGGGTCTCGGTGACCTGGGGTGCGATGTGCCAGCCGACGGTTTCGCGCAGGTTGGCGACTGCGGCGTCGACCGTGCCGGCCGGGAACGGTGCGCCCGGGTAGTCGGCGAGGTCGGGCGGGTCAACCAGCGTGTTCGTCATCAGTCGGCCCTAGCTGGCTTGCAGACGAGGTAGTCGGCGCGGCGCACCTCGTCGGTCTGCCCGGTCGGTGACCACTGCGTGAAGTACGTGTGCACGACCTCGCTGGTGTAGCCGAGCTCGGTGAGCAGCGCTTCCAGCTCGGCGCGTTCGTAGTAGCCGTAGATGCTGTGGTCCTCGATCAGCAGCGCCGGCTTGTGACGCTCAAGCAGCCCGGCCATGCCGCGCAGCGCGTGGAGGTCGGCGCCCTCCACGTCCATCTTCACCAGGTCCAGGCGATCGGTGATGACGCGGACGTCGAGCCGGTCGGCTGGGACTGCCGTGTGCTCTCGCTCGTCGAACTCGCCGATGGGCACCGTCCGCGTCGATCCGCCTTCGATCTTCCCGTTCGGGTCCTCCAGCATCAGCCAGGTGTCGCCGTCCCATGCGGCGACCTCCAACACCTCGACGTTCTCCACGTCGTTGATCAGGCAGTGCTTCCGCAACGTCGTCGCCGTATCCGGGTTCGGCTCGACCGCGATCACCTCCGACGCACGACCAGCGAGCCGCAGCGCCCAATGCCCGACGTGGGCGCCGACGTCGAGGAACACGCCACCCTCCGGCAGCAGATCCGTTGCGATCGGCAACAGCTCGGCCTCGTGGCTGCTGTACGCCACCCAGTCGTCCGTACCGGGCCGATCCAGCCACAGCAACCCATCCGCCTCCCGGACCGAAGGGCGTCGCGGCTGGACCGGAGCCGCGGCCTCGGCACGGCGCTTCTCCATCGCCACCTCGAGCCGCTCCAGCGCTGGCTTCCAGAACTCCTGCATCACCCGGTCGGCGTCGTAGTCCTGCGCGAACGCCCACGCCCGGGCCCGCATGTGCTCGTCACGCGCCTGGTCGTAGGCCTGCTCATACGCGTCGGCGATCGAGGAGATCAGCGGCCGCCGCGCCCACGCCGACTGCGAATCGTGCCACATCGGCTCACCCGCAACGGTCCACCCGGCGCCGACGAGCTCGGGCATCGCGGTCGTGTCCGTGACAATCACCGGCGTGCCGCATGCCTGCGCCTCCACGATCGGCACCCCGAACCCCTCACCCCACGAGCAGTTGGTGAGGACGTCGGCGGCCCGGTAGATGTCGGCGATCTTCGATGCATCCATGCCAATCTTGTACGCGTACTGGTCGGAGAAGATGTACGAGTCCGGCGGGAAGTCGGCCAGCAGGTGCCGGATGTCGACGCCCTGCGCGCTGGTGACGTCGGTGTGCAACGCGAGGACCGCGTCCGGGTGCTTCTTGCGGAGCTGCCCGAACGCCAGGATCTGCTCATAGAACGCCTTCCGGGCCCCGTCGCGGCCGACGTTCGCGGCGACCATCGCCACCACGAACGCGTCCGCAGGGAGCCCGACCCGCTCCCGCGCCTCGGCCTTGTCGCCCGGGCAGAACACGTCCGTGTCGATGCCATGCGGCACGTACAGCGGGTCCATCCCGGCCCGCCGCAGCGCCGCCTCACCAAACCGGGACATCGCGATCGGCACGGCCCCGGTCATCTCGAACCACTGCGCCACCGCCGGCGGGACGTCCTCGTGGTCGATCGGCACCCACGCGGCCACGTTCATCTCTGCCAGCAGCGGCTGCTGGAAGGTCCACACGTCTCCCAGCGTGATGATGAGGCCCTTGTCGGAGACCTCACGGAACGAGACGCCGGGGCCGGCGCCGAAATGGTCGACGGCATGCGGGATAACGGTGTCGACGCCGTACGCCTTGCCGTAGGCCGGGTAGACGCGGATGCCGCGCCACTGTGACATGAATCCCTGGATGCCGTAGTACGCCGAGATCGCGACGTCGTGGCCGGCGGCCTTGATCCGTGGTGCGAACGTCGCGGTCTGCACACCGTAGCCGGAGCCGACGGCGGGATGGACGCTGTGCCACAGGATGCGGGTCACTTGCTGTCCGCCTCAGCGGCGGCGATCTCCTCGCGGAGCCGGTCCGCGCCCCACCGGCCGTCGACCTTCACTCCCGCGGCCTCGGCCTGTTCCCGCAGCTGCGCAAGCACGACCTCCGGCTCCTCCAAGATCTCCTCGCCGGTGTCGGCGGCCCCGGCCTCGGTGACCGGCTCCTCCTCGTCCGGCTCGGACTTCTCGGCCTGGTCGTCGAGGATCTGCACGTCACCGGTCGCGGCCCACTCCCGCATCAGCGCGACCATCGGCTCGTCGCCGTCCTCGACGACCGTCCGCGTGCCCGCACCGGCAGCGAACACCCGGCCGTCCGACGTGCGACCGTTCACGTGGTTGTTGATGGTGATGTTCACAGCGTGTCAATCCTTCCGTGGTTCCCCTTGCGGATGAGTTGAGACCCGACCCCGGGAAGGGACGGCCAGTAACGGGGGGAACCCACCGAACCTGGCCCGGGGTCGGGTCGATCGTGGGTCAGAGCAGGTACTTCGCGAACGCAGCCGGGCGCATCACATCGCCACCGACACGCATCCGGAACAGGAAAGCCACCAGGCCCAGCTCGGCGTACCGCTCGTCGAGGCGCTGCACCGTGATCCGCTGCCGGTCCGCGACCAGGTACCCGAGGTTCGGGTCACCGAAGATGACCGACGGTTCCACGATCCCGGTGGTCGCCGTCATCGACGGCAGCCCCTCCAAGTTGTAGAACCGCTTCCCGAACAGCGAGTCCGGCTCACCGGCACGGACCGACGGCTGCCACAGGTAGTTGCTGGTGGAGTCCTTCAGCAGCGCGATCTTCTCCGCGGCGTCCGACGACGCGTAGTAGGCGCCGTTGTTGCGGAACCGGGTCCCCACCCGGTACTGCAGCGACTTCAGGTCGTCACCGGTCGGGACCGCGTTCGCGGCGGCAGTCACCGCCTGCGTGATCTGGTTACCCGCCGACGTGGCTCGGGCGGCCAGGCCCCACGGCTTCGACACGCCGTTGCCGGCGGCGAACGCGTCGTCCTCCATCATCGCGGCCTGCTGCCCGACGATGTCCTGGATCAGCGCGATCAGGTTGGTGTCGGTATCGGCGAGCTCATCGACACCCACGCGGGACATCGCGGTCAGGTCGTGGACCTGGACGACGTCGACCGGGGTGTTCGGGACCACGTTGGCGTCGACCGTGGTCGCGGTGAGCTCGAGCTGGCCCCAGCCGGCGGTCGCGCCGGTCAGGGATCGGAGGTCGACCTTGTTGCCAGTGGTCGGCCGCACGGTCGGGCCGGAGCCGCGGAACACGCCGAGGTGGGGCAGGGTCTTGAAGATCGGGCCAGCGATGTCGTGGGGGACGATGATCTCACCGGTGGCGTCCTCGACGATCGCGGCCTTCTCGGCGACGTCGAGCTGGTCGATCCACTGCTGGCCCTTCACGCCGGTCCGGATCGCCTTCGCGAACAGTTCCATCTCGCGGCGCTTCACGACCTCGTTGAACTGTGACGGGTCGCCGACCTTGCCGACGGCTGCCTCGGCGGCCAGTGCGGCCGGCACCTGGTCCGGGTTCGCGGCCCAGGCCTCCATCTCGTCCTGCTCCTTGGCGACGTCGGCGAGCTCCTTGAGCCGGCGCGCTTCCCGAACGAGATCCTTGATCTTGACCGCGTGCTCGGCGGGGATCTTCGTCGGGTCGGGGTAGCGGGCTTCGATCGTGCGCGCCAGCGTCAGGCACTGGAGCGACTTGTCAACGAGATCCTTCTGACGCGTCTGCGTGGTCACTCGACACACTCCTGAGCTCAGCCTCGAGGGCATTGAGGTCGGAGGTGATGCTGGTCGCGTCCATCAGATCCACTGACGCGAGCAGTCCGTCGAGTGAGCTATCGCTCGGGTCGCCGCCGGGTGGGCTTTCGCCCGGGCCGGATTCACCGATTACAGCAAGAGCGTACTCGGCGGCGCCGCAGTCGTCACTCGCACCGCTGGCGCCCGCTGGGTCCGGCTCCTCCACAGGCTCGGGCTGAGGTGCGAGGACAGCGCCGTATTGCGCCTTGACGAGCACACCGACGGCTGCGTCGCGGGCCTCGGGGATCGTGATGCCCAGCGCCGACCGCATGTCCGTCACCCACGAATCGGGCAGCGTGAGCAGTGCCGATGACGCCATCCCCGCCATCCGCAGCAGCGACTCGGGCGGGTCCTCGTCGAGGTCGTTGCGGTAGATCGCGACCAGCTTCTTCGCGGCTGCGGTCTTCTGCTCGCTGCTGGCCTGGACCCCGCCACGGCCACCACCCAGAACGCTCGCGGCCGCGTGAGCACCGGCGCGGCTGACGGTGCCGTCAGGCTCCTTGACGGGGAGCTTGTACCGCGCCTTCGAGCTGGTGTCGCCCTCACCGGTGTCGATCAGGCACGCCCGCGCCCACTGCTCCGGGGTGTAGTCAGCCGCAGTGAACTGGGCCCACGGCTTGTCCGAGACGGCCTTCGCGGTGAGCACCAGCGAGTCCGTGTTGGCTGGCATCGGGGTCAGCCCGACGAACGCCAACCCAACTTCCTTCAGTACCCGGACCGTCTTGCCACCCATGGTGTCGAGCGCCTTCTGGAAGATCGGGCCGTAGATGCTCAGTCCGTTCAGGTGACCCTCACGGGCGTTGGCGCGGGCGTCCTGCGCCTTCTGGGTGGATGAGAACCGGAACGTTGTCTTGAGCCCGTAGGACGAGTCCTGGAAATCCGACAGGGACCCGATCACACCCTCGGCGGTGTTCTGGTGGTCCAGCGTCAACGGGATCGGACGCTGCCCCTTCGACGCACGCCACTGGTCCATCGTCCGCTTGAACGCGCCCGGCATGACGATGTCGTCCTGCTGGTCGACCACGCTGTACACCGACGCCCAACCGGTCAGGGTGCCCGGGTCGCCTGACTTCTCGGCTTCCCACTGGACGGGGACGACCCCGCCGACACCGATGCGTAGCAGCTCCGGACCGAACGTCTCCGTCTTGCTCGCGATCTGCCACCTGCTCATGCTCGACGTCCTTCCAGTTCCAGTGCTTGAGAATGCCGGGCCCGCAGGACAGCGAGCTCATCGGTCGACAGTTCGATCCCGAACTCGGCGGCCGTCAACGCGTACGCCGCGGCCACCGACTCGAGCGCACCCCCCGCAGGCTCCACACCGGAGTCCTCCGCGAGCACACCGGCCGGCGTCAGGAACACGTCACCGTTCGGAACCGGCGGCAGACCCACAACCTCACGGAAGTCGTTCCGGGTGATCCCGCCACGGGCCAGCGCGTTCGTTGCACGCTCCCACCGCGCCGACTCACCCTCACGCAGCGACGGCACCTCACTGTTGTCCCAGGCAAGCATGACCCGCTTACGTCCCACCGGGGTCGGCAACAGCCCGCTGCTGAACGCGTCGCGGAACTTGCGCTGCAACGACCACAGCGGCCCGTTCCACCACGACTCGACCGCCTCGTGATAGTTCGCGAACGTCGACCGGTCCAGGCCCACCTTCGCGCCCACCAGGATCGGCGGGGTCCGGCCCATCGCCATGCAGACCCGCGACTCGCTGATCGTCCGCAGATCCGGGAACTCCAGATCCCGCAGATTCAGGCCGAGCGGCTCGACCTTCATGCCCTTCTGCAGGAACGCCAACCCGCCACGGTTGGTGCCGGCGTGCCGCTGGAACCACTTCGCGCGGAGCCGCTCGACCAGCGCATCGGTCACCGCCTGCTCGGTCGTCACCACCGTCGTCGGAGTCGCGTCATTGCGGAGCAACCGGTCCACAAAGTCGGTTGCCGCGTTGTCCAACGTGATCGCCCGCGCAGCGCTGCGCAGCGGCGGCTTCCCGAAATACCGGTCCGCCGGGTTGAACGGGTTCGGGTTCGGGTACTTCGCCACGATCATCAGCTGCCGCGGGATCATCACCTGAATGTCGGGCCGTTCAGGGTTCGGCCTGTACACCCAGGCATACTCGCGGGGGTCCCGGCTCGACGGCAGCACGCCCACCAGATCGGGGCGCAGCGGCCACAGCTCCGACGGTGTCCCGTCACGGCCCGGCACGATCATCGTGTAGCAGATCCCCGCCAGATCCCGGTAGGTGACCAGCAGCTCGAACAGGTCGAACTCGCTGATCAGCTCGTTCGGCTTCTCGATCAGCCGGCGGATCGGATGGTCATCGAGGGCCCGGTTCGACGGGCCAGTTGGGTACACCTTCAGCTGCGACTGCGGCAGCGACTCGGCACGCAGTGCGATGCACGCGTACACGAGCTCGTTGCGGCCGTACCCAGCCGACGAGAACACCTCATAGGACCCGTCTGGCTCGAGCAGGCCGGACAGGTTGGGGCGGCCACCGAGGGCGGGGAGATTGATGAAGTTCTGGGTGCCGTCGAGGACGGCGGTCTGCTTGGCGGCGTGGGAGCCATCCAGCCACCCCATGTCACTGGCCCCAGCCGAGCAGCAGCGACAACCCGAACAGCACGGCCGCCGCCACCAGCAGCGCCGCCCCCACACCGGCCGCAACAAGTGCACCAGTCGGCGCAGCTACCGCACCAACACCCATCATGCCGCCGGCCAGCACACGCCGCGGCGCATCCCGCACCCGGCCCCATGACACCCGCGACCAGGCCCGGGCCCGCACCCACCGATCCGACACCCGCTCAGTGACCCGGTCGTCCCGCACCCACAGCAACCCACCGGCCACCAGCAACGCCCAACCCGGGCCTGCCAGCACCAACACCCCAGCCACCAGAAGCGCCACCGCCACCAGCCGCTGCACCGGGATCAACCCCGCACGAGCTTCAACGCGATGATGATGGCGAGCCCTATGACGACCAGCCACTGGAACACCTCAGTTGTCATGGTTAGAAGATATCCGCTTCAGGCAGGTTCCCGGCATACCGGATGTAACCCCACGTTGACAGCGATGCCGCACGCAACGGTGCGATATTGCCCAGCTCGTCCCCAAGGTTCCAGATCTTCGCGTCGCCCAGCTTCCGCGTTTCAGCCACCCGCACAGCCGCATCCAACTCCAGCTGCCCCAGATGACCCAGCGGCTTATCGTCCGGCAGAACGTTGCCGTGGTCATCTTTCGGCGGGCCGATCAGATCTAGGAACGCACCCGTCGCCTTCGCCAGGTCCGCCGTCGACACCGTGTGCACGTTGAGACCGTCGTGCAACTCGCCAGCGTCATCAGTCCAGTCGTTCTCGAGCTCGGCCACAAAGGACCCCGCCGGCCCACCCGCATGCAACGACACGTCCGCAACCTCGTGCTCCAGGCACAGGGCCCGGACCTTGCTGACGGCCTTCGACGTCCCCGGCAACACCAGCAGCATCACCATCAACCGCACGCCGGTATGCCACGTCACCGTGACCGCAGTCGACGACCGGTCCGACGGCACATCCAGCGCCAGCGCCACAGCACCGGTCGGCGCCGGGGCACCCGGGTCAGCCAACGACGCCCACCGCTCCGCGTCGATCGCCTTCGACTCATCCTCCGTCGGCGGATCCTCCCACCAGCCACACCGCTCCCGGCCGAACTCGCGCGGCTCCAACGTCCGCCGCTCCGCGCGGATGTACTCGAACGTGATCCGCTTCCCCGCCGTGTGATTCGCCCGCGCCCAGCGTGCCTCGTCATCCAGCGCACACCCCTCCACGCCGTACAGGTGCGAACACTCCTTGCCGTACCGGCACGGCGGATCCTCCCACGAGCCGTCATCACACCACTCCACCCACACCAGCGACGGATCCCGATCTGCCCGGCCACGATTCCGCAGCGACCGCAGATGCTTCGACCCCAGGTTCCCCGCCGACGACCCATACGTCACCTGGGCGTTCGGCCGCGTCGACAACGTAGGCAGCAACGCACCCATCGCCGACGCCGACAAGATCAGCGCCTCATCGAACACGACCCGCTTCCCCGACAAGCCACGGCCCCCACCCTGCGACCGGGCCAAAAACTGCAACAGGGCACCCGACGTGAGCTCGATCGACTCCTCACCATGCGACACGTTCACCCGCTTCACCCGCCGCGACAACTCGGCCGAGAACTCAATGCACCGCACGAACTCGTTGAACGCCTTCCGGGTCGTCTTGAACAGATGCGCCGTCCACGTCAACTCGTCGGCCTCCCACAAGAACATGTCCGCCAACGTGATCGGGACCAGCACCCCGTTCGTCTTCCCGTTCTGCCGCGCCTCCACGATGCACTGCTCGAGCGCCAGCCACCGCCCACCCGGGCCGTATGAGCACATCGCGTCGATCGCCAACGCCTGCTCCGCGTCGACCTCACGGCCCGCCATCCGAGCCAGGTCTACGACCTCGTCGCCGTACGAGCCGATCCGCGGCGGCACCCACAGGTGCGCTGGCTGAACGATCTCCGGAGCGGCTGCGGTCGTCATGCGCTCGCTGCCTCCACCTTCGCCGCACGCCGAGCAGCAACCTCATCCAAACCATCACGCACCACCACAGCACCGCGCACAGCCTCAGCCATCACCACACGCAACTCCCGCGACAACGACGCCACCGCCGCACCCGACGTCGACGGATCATCCACCGCCCGAGCCAACGCCAACGCCTGCCGACCCAACACCGAACCCAAACGACCCGCCGCCTCAAGCTCCTCGGTGATCGCAGCCACCAGACCCGACGACTCCCGCGGCCCAGCCACCTTTGGCGAATCCACAGCCGCAGCCTTCCGCGCCTGAGACGCCAACGTCCGACATGACGCCGAGCAGTACTTCGCATGCGACCGCTTCGCATCGAACAACTTCCCGCACGCCGGCCGCTGGCACGCGAGCTTCATCACGCACCGTGACCTTCACGGTTCGATTGGCGGTTCGACCCATCACGGGGAGAGAAACGGCCGGCAGG